CCCCGCTGTAATTCAAACCAACTTCATGGTCGTAGATGTAGCCGTCCGTTCCGATCATAATCGGATTACGGAACACGCTACGGTCCGTACCAGCGGTTCGAGCAAGCGTCCCGATGGTCCAATGGTTCTCAACATAATCCCACGAAACGTAGCTGTCGTTTTCGTTCGACCCGGCTGATGGATAGAACCACCAAACCTCGTTATACTGCGAGTTGTTAACCGCATACACCTTGGATAACTGGTTCGTGTTAATGTTGTTAAAAACGTAATCGTAAACTTCGCACGGCAGTGGCTTTACGTAACCATCATAGACGTGAAAGCCTTTCTGCCCCATCCATACTGCCATGTTATCAAGAACGGCAACGCAGTTTGCGGATGCAGCGCCACAAGCGCGACCAGCAATTTCAGCCTGATACACAAACGGCTGGCCGACATAGGTAAGCGTGTGCGCGTCAATGTCCGTTAGAATAAGGTTCTGGCCTCGAACACGTTTCGCGGTGATGATCCGCCCAGAAGTTTGCAGTTGAATGCTACCCGCAAGATTTGTGGAAGAAGGTGTCCAGATAGTATTATTTTCAAGGTCCGACCACGCGACAGTCCGCGCATCACCAGAAGCGCCAAGCGCAAACAGGGCGCGTTCGGCGGTTACAAGAAGGCCGATGCAACCTGTCGGCGCGTTCGCAATGACAGCGGCTTTTGTTGGCGTTGAATAATCAAGCTGCCACTCATACAGTTTGCCGTCAGACGTAGCGCACCCAACAAGATATTCGCCCCAAGTGTCAAGGCTCCACGTTGTTGCAGGGGTTACAGAACCACTGTCAGGACGAGGCGTGCCGTAAAAGCCACCACTATAAGTGCCAATCCCGTAACCAGCGCCCGTAGAAGCATTGTCGGACCCCGCAGTAAAACCAACAGGGGTAATGTCTACCAGACTATTTGATTGGGTAACAGCATATAACTTCGATGACGTTCCTGCCGCCATCAAGCGGACATTGCCGTTTGTTTTCCATGTGATAAGAGAACGAGCCTTGCCGGTTAAGGCAGAAAGAGGGCGAACTTCCCAGCCCCCGATAGGCTCCATTGCGCCTTCTGTCCAGCGCACAAGATTGACATCATACCAGCGTCCTGCTGACTGAAGTTCAGTTCCGCTGCGATAAACGCCCGGTGGGATGCTGATAGGAATTAGCGCCATGTTTTTTTCCGTGCCTAGCTTTAGGTCCTTATATCACTTCTTGCGGAATTTTACAGCCTCTTCCCATGCTTCTATAGTCAAGCGATGTTTTAAAGCACAATCGCCGTATTTGGCGATAAGATCAACTTCCCAAGTTGCACGTTCAGGGTCGGTTAGCGTCGATGGTGGCGCTGGAAGTACTGGACAATTACTCGCCAGATTCGCCGGAGGCAGCGGCATTGGCACGATTGATACCGCCTTCGAGCAGCCCGATAACACGAGTATCAGGAGCACAATCAGCAGGGACAGCAGGGAGAGTTTTGTAAATCTCGCGGATCGTTTGTCGCTCTCCGGCGACCACCACATCGGCTTGATCTCGCTCGGCTTGATAAATCGAAGATACCTCATCTATTTTTCCTTGCATCTGCTGACGCTGCTTGTCGGCCTTTTCCAAAGCCTTGGAATACGCGGCATCGCACTGCCAGTCACGGACTTTGTATCCAGAGGCAAGGCCAATAACAAGAGCACCTGCCGCCACATAGCCCATGAATGGATTAATCCGCACCATTTATTTTTCCCCATTCTCTCACCGCAAATATAGTAGCACACGCTGCAATCGTAGCTGCCAAGTCCGTAAGGGAAATCGACTGGCTGTTTACAATGGGCAAGGCTACCGCATTTACAATAACACCGCAAGCAATACCGACACATGTGACTGGACGCCACCAAACCCGGACACGCTCAAGCAGCGCGGTCTCAAGTTCTTTAATCGTCATTTTGGATCGGGATATTTAGCGTGCGGAAGTTCCCAATGTGGGCCGTCCTTAAACGACTTCCAGTCCCCGCCCCAAGTGATCGACACATTCTCAAGATGCGCTGCCTTCTTCATGGCCTCTTCAATCTTATCAAACAGCGGCCAATCCCAACGGATGCTACCCGCTACATATGGCGCAATGTCAACCGCAAAGCCGTGAATGTGGCGCGAACGCATCGTCTTGGTCGCGCCTTTGGCGAACAGTTCTTTCTGCCGCGCTGGTGTGCGCAGCCCTTCGATGACAGTGAAATCAATATCGGAAATGCTAATAGCGCGTTTAACGACGCGCACCAGATCAGGGTGCACGCCGCGAAGGTTTAACAGGGAACGTGGGCCTAGCTTAAACGCCATTAGCGGTCTGCCTTGTTGTCCAGCTTGTCTTCAATCCGGCGGAGGTGAAGCATCACCTCGTCAAACTTCTTGTCGATGCCGTTGAACTTCTCGTCACCAAACTCAAGTTTCGTTTCAAGAATTGCGAGACGATTGCTCAACTGCGTCCACACGCCAATGATGGCGAAGATGCCCGCAATGACGGTGAGAAGCGTGTCAATGCCGAATGACATGTCCATAACTAATAAAACCTATCAGGCAGCAGGCTTTGTCGGCCACTGGATGTTAAATGGATCGGCTTGCGCTGTGATGTCTCGTAGTGCTTGGCGATATGTTGTCCATGCAGCGGCGTCTACGGGGGCGTCAGGAAGCTGGGTCCAATCGCAAGCGGTTAGGCGGCGATTGCGGTCAAAGCGGACGGCGGCCCACTCTTCCTCTGTGCGAGCAGCAATTTCTTCCTCGTTCATTGGAACGACAATCCGCGTCTGGTAGTAGACGCCGTTGTCGGGCGACTTAACCGGAGCGACTTCTTCCAGCTTCTCAAACACACCGTGTTCTGGTGGCATGGAGAAATCGTAAATACCGTAGCCGTAAGGCTCAATGTGTTCCGGCAAAAGCGGGAACGGCAGCGACATACCAGCGTTCAGCAACTTAAAGTTATCGAGAGTGATGGGGTTGCCTGTTGGCTGATCGTTTTCGAGTGCAATGAGAAACATTAGACGTTCCCTGTGTTAGTTGATGGAAATGAGCGGCCAGCGCCCCAGATTATGCGGACTGCGCCAGAACCACCAACGCCATTTTCACCGTATACCATAGCTCCAGTGGATATGCGCTCCCGCGTATAGCGGGCCGCTGCCCCCCCGCCAAATGCACCCCCGTTGTTTGCGCTTAGGTCGTCTATGCCGCTGACAAACGCTGGCTGCCCATTCGCTCCGCCTGAACCGCCTTTCCCCCCTGCGCCATTTACACTATTGGAATTTCCAAGAGCAGAGCTTCCTATTGATCCGTCCGAGCCTTGACCCAGTAAGCCAACGCCTCCTCCGGCCCCGCCGCGACCATAGTAATAATAAGTTGAAGTTTCATAGACAGTGCCGCTGCCGCCAGCACCGCCGCCGCCGCCAGTACCGCCGGTTTGTGTGCCGCCGTTGCCGGTATACCCTCCAGCACCACCTGCTCCTGAAACACCGGACCCGCCATTTCCGCCGCTACCGACTATTGGCGCTCCGCCACTACGATTGCTGCCGCTTGTCCCGCCTCCCGCCTCACACAGACTTGTCGCGCCGCGCTTAAACGCACTGTTTCCTCCTGCTCCATAGGAGGCCGCACTAGCGGCTGCGCCGACCTCCACAGTCATTGTTTCCCCAGAGGTTACGGTAATGTTATTAACCCACGCCAGAGCGCCGCCACCGCCGCCGCCGTCGAAAGAATTTGAGCCACCACCCGCACCTACAGATACAACGCAAACGCTAGTTACACCTGCTGGCACAACAAAAGAAAAAGTCCCAGCCGTTGTATATTCTTGTTGTCCGGGCGCTGCACCAGCAGCCCCACCACTCACCATTAGCAATGCGCGAGATACGTTATCCATATCAGGTAACGTAGTTCGTCTGAGCTACACCGCGCCAGCGAGTGCCGCCGTCATCAGTGACGAAGGTGAATAGATGGGTCTTACCAGTGGTCAATGTTGGCGCGGTATCGCCGGGCCATTTAACACTAGCTGGCCATGTCACAGTGCCGCTGGTCTGTGTTAATTCAAGCGTAAAAGCAAAAGCGCGAGTGGCCGGTGCGTTGCTAAACGTGAAGGTGCTGTTCGCGCTGATGGTCTTGGTAAAGAAGTTACCCGCTGAGCAGTCAATGTCTAGGGCGGCTACAGCAACAATGTTGCCGCGCACAGGGCCAAGCGCGTCTGTTGTCGCAAAGGTGGCCGTACCTGTAAATGTTGGGGACGCGAGAGGCGCAACGCCGGTTAAGGTATTCGACGCAAAAGCAATCGTCTTATTCGTCAGCGTCTGTGTGTCGGTTGTCCCGACGATATCGCCTGTGGGAACCGCAATGCTCGCCCAAGTATTATCACCACGGAGGAATGTCGTGCTGCTCGGCGTTCCAGTTGCGTTGAGTTTGCTTACCGAAAAACCGGTGACCGTCGCGCTTGTTACGTTCAGCGTTCCGGCAACAGCAATCGTCTTGCCAGCGCCTACGTTAACGCCAACGCTGGTCCCCGTGCCGTTAGCGGCAAACAACGCATCAAGCGTATCAAGGTCTGTATTGAGCTTCGTTCCCCAAGTGTCGGCGGATGCGCCTACTTCCGGTTTCGTAAGCCCTAAGTTAGTTGTTGTTGTATCAGGCATCTTTTACCTCACGCTGCTTCCAGATATTCTGGGAAACCTAAAACTGTCCAGTTTTCTTCTGTAGCAGAAATTGGTGTCCATGTCTCTGGTGTAATTGGTTGTGGCTCCCATTTCTTAACAGCCGTTATTGTAACGCTAGAAACACCGCTTACAGCCACACTACCAAGCCGCACATACCCAGCATTCACCGCTACTAAAGCTACTGCGCTTGACGTTGCCGCACCCGAAGCCGTAATTTTTGCATCTACAGAAATTGCGGACGTAGCCGTTGCCGATACCACCCCAGTGACGGAAGTGCCGCCCGCAGCGGTTACGGAAGATACCGCAGAAACGGACGCTGATGCGGTTACAACGCGAACCGCAGCAACTGTGGTAGTTGATACCGCGTTAGCCTCTACCGCGGCGTTCGTGCGCTCCCCGGCCGATACGCTGACGGATGAGAACGCGTTGCTCTCAACAGCCGCTTCCTTGATGGTTACCGCAGCAGCCGTAATTGTGGATGACGCAGTTACAGATACCGATCCCTCAAGTGGGTCGATACCGTAGGAGCCAATCCCAAATAGGCCGCTGCCGTAACCCGACATCTATTAGTCCAGCGTAATGTCGTAATCGCCAGCAGGAATGCGGAACACATCGCCGCTGTCAATCGTCTTGGAAGTTGTCAAACCGCCATAAGCCAGCATATTACCACCAGTGGACGCATCAAAGATAGCTGCGTAGGTAATTGTCCCCCACGATGCCGAGGCAGTCGGGAACTCTACAGCAGCCGTGTTGGACGCAAGGTTGGCCGCAACCGTGAAGGCCGCTGTCTGACGAGCGTAAGAGCCGCCAGAAACTTCCGTTCCGCCACCGCCTTCACCGGGGTTAGATGTGAACAAGCCGACGTAAAGCGTGGCCGGGGCCGTGTATGCTGTTGCGCCAAATACATGAAGGAGAACTTTGTTCTCAAGGTAATTAGAAAAACTCATCCGAAAGTCCTTATCCGTGCTTTAAGTTTAGACGAACCAATGCGCGCCCGCTCATCTGCAACGCGCATATCTTCTACCAGCTTTTCGTACAACGAAGTCCAAATCGCGGTACGTTCATCTTCCTTTAGATACGGCGCGGACTGGATCAGCGTCGCATAAAGGTAGATGTCCGGGCTTTCAGTAAGCAGCCAGTTAGTCGGCGCTGCGTCGCTAAGCGACGGTATCTTGGCGTAGTAGAGAAGTTCTGCTTCGTAGCTTCCGTCCGGCTGGGGGAGAACTTCGAATTGCTGGCCGATAGTCGTGTAGAACATCGGCTGGTTTGCCGAACTATACATCTGGCTATCTTCGAGAAGTTGTTCTGGCGTCACAAATACAAGCGGCGTGACTGGGTTTGTGTTCAACTGAAAGCGGATTGTTTCTTTCCAATCCGAAGGGACAGCAAAGTACGACGTATCAAGAGTAGCCGTCGCCCGCGTCACCATCTTGCGATGGCGCACTTGGCGGTTCATCTGCGCCTCGGCCATCATAATAAAATTAGGAATAGCCGAAGTGAGATCAGACCGATTGAGCCAATCGGCGACTGCGGTCTTCAACTCTGAATACGTCGTAATCGCCATTAGACAGTCCCCGGCCTTGTGCGGAAGTAACGATTATCTGGGTCGTTCAACCACTTCTTCATCGCCTCTTGGTCTTGTGTAATACCTTGGCGCTCAAGTTCGTAATACACTGAAATGGGGATGCTGCCAACCTTTGTCCACTCACCCCAGCGTTCCGGCGCGGCGTTGAACTCGCGCTTGTTCTGCTCGATGATTGCCGAAACGTCCTGCTCTTTCGAGATGATCGCTTCGTCCTTTTCGGCATCGTAATCGTAAAATGTTTTGACGCCTGTGAAAGCATCGTCGTTAATAAGGCGTTTAGTCATAAAACCCTCAATAGTTAGATGAGGGGGCGTTATGCCCCCTCACCCAATTAGACCTTCTTACGAAGTGGTCAAGTCGGCTACGATACCGTGGGCCGCTTGGTTGTTTACCTTCAGGCCGTACTCGACGAGGAGCAGAGCCTTCTCGGCGTCACCAGTTTTCGCCAAGTCCATCTTCTGGATTGGACGAAGAACCGCCAACGATGCGTAATCAGGATCGACTACGAACGCATCACGGTCACGCTGGAAGCGGTTAGGAACGATGTTGACCGTACCGAAGTCCGACACATAAACGTCGGCTGCGCCGATGATCTGTGCCTGCTGGCCAGCAGGAACGTCGCGGAAGCGAGTTGCGATACCGGTGAAAGCAGAAGCGGCCGTCTTGTTGAACGGACCAACCATCAACATCTTAGGCGTACCACCCGAAGTCCAGACGCTCTGGATAACACCCTTCAACAGAGCTTCCGTGAACGCACGCTGCGTACCGTCGGTACGAGCAGCAGTTGGGGTCGAGCCAACAGTTGGGTTAGCACCGCCTGAACCGAACGAGGTGTTGGAGGTCAACCATGCAGGCAGACCAGCAGTACGACGTGCAGTTGTGGTGTTACCAGCAACCGAAGCTTGGTTGGCAAGCAATGCGCTTTCCATGTCGCGCTTCAGTTCCGAACCCAGCTTTGCAAGCTGATAGGTCATTTCGTTACGACGACCAGCCTTATCGACTGCTTCAAGCGTACCGGAGATTACGACGTTCTTCGTGCTGATCTGCGTGTAGTTACCAACGCGTGAGGTTGGGTTAACAGCAGTGAACGAAGAAATGTCGTCACCTTCGAGTGCGGCGTTAGAAGCCGAGGCAGCGGCCAAAACGTCGGTCTGCCATTCGAAGTAGGTGTTCTTGACGCTCTCGCGGCCAATGTTCGAGATGAACGGAGTTTCTTCTGGCGAGATGTTATAGATAACGTTCGACAGGTCTTCACGAATACCGATAGCTGAGTACCGGGTAAATGTATTTGCTACAATAGCCATTAGTTCACATCCTTATTAAATGAGTTTATCCAACAGGGCCGCTGCATCTGCGACACGGCCTGTACGCGCAAGGCGCTGGGACGCTTTCTTTACATCGGAGGAACGTGTGTTGACTTGAGTACCTGAAGAACCGGGGCGGACGATCCGCGCAACCTTCTTTGGCTGTGCTTTCGCTTTTTCCACTTTCTTCGAACCCTTATCAAACATCATCGCTTTGCGCAGGATTGAGACGTGACTGGCTTGAACAAGTGCACTCAGGTCGCGTTCGCTAAACCCGTTGTTTATAGCCCATTCACGAAGTTCCTTAGCTTCGCTTTGCATTGTGCTTTCGTCTTTCCATTCCGGAATAACGTCGGCGAGTTTGGCGCGCTCTGACTGCACAATGTCAGCCAAGGCCCGCTGTTGCTCTTTGGTCATCTCTTGAGCAATCCGCTGCTGTTCAGTATTAATAGCCTGAAGTTTAGCGGCTCGTTCCTGACGAGACTTATTCCAATGCCGTTCCAACCGCGCCGCCTCAATGGGGTCTTCGTTATAAAGATTGTCCCAATCAGGCTCAGCCTCGGACTGCGCCTCAAGTTGCGCTTTAAGCGCCGGGAGCAGTTCCGCGTATTGAGCGCGTTCCATACGGATCGCTTCGGCTTCGCCATAGAACGACTTGCGTTCTTCGGCTAACGCCTGAGTTTTCCGTGTGTAATC